TGGAACCGTAGTAGAATATTCTTCTCATGGACCGTGAGGTAAGCCAGTATTCAGTTTAGCAGGGGGTTAAACCGATGCTTGAAGTCATATATGCGACCTCTATCCTTACTCTGACCGCATCCGCGCTCGTAATCTTAGCATCTATCGTCTAGGGGGTGAGACCTCCCTAAACTTAGCGGCAGTCCGAAGAGACGGACTTCAAACTGTAGGGGCGACTGCAAGCGCCCGCCGCTCTTTTCTTCCGTGGCCGAGAGGCTTACGGCAGTGGGCCCGGCCTCCTGCCTCTCGGTTTAACTCCTGGTTTGACGGGAGGCAGCGAGGTCCGGGCTCAAAATCGTGTGGGGTGAGGTAAGGCTGGACGAACCGTGACGACACCCCTCAACGACGATCGAAACGTGACCATATTTCTGATCTGTGCGCTCGTGATCGTGATCGTACTGCTAGGGTTCTTGTTCGCCTACTAAATGGCCGCAGGTTCCTCTCGTGAGAATTTTATTGCCTTAGTGTTGCCAAAAAGCTACTGCCAAAAAGCCACAAAGCGTTTAAGGTCCCCGCCACCTAAAAAGTGTGTCAACCAAGGGGACTGAGCTAATGAATAGACCTCTCGTCTACGCACTACCGCTGTCGCTGGCGATGATCTCCGCTCCCGTGATGGCCCAGACCACAACGGCCACTGGGGTGGGAGTATCCAAGTCCACCTCCGTCTCCGCCTCCAGGGCCACCGCGATCTCTGGCCAGGGTGGGGCCGGCGGCGCCGCGGCGGTCACACTGAACTCCAACGTGCCTGCAGCCCAGACCATCAACTCCGTGGCCAGTGGGACTCAGACCATAAAAAACGTGCCCACCGTGTTCGCCCCAGGCCTGGCGGCCGCCGGCCTCGAGACCTGCCTAGGGTCTGTATCTGCTGGAGCTGGCGTGGTCGGTACCGGGGCCACCTTTGGGACCACGATCCCAGACCCAAGCTGCGCTGCCAGGCTGGATGCGCGTACGCTCTGGAGCTTCGGCCTGAGGAAGGCGGCCGTGGCTCGGCTCTGCCTCCAGCCGGACATCTACCGCTCGATGCCCGAGGTCTGCGTGCTCTACCTGCCCCAGGTCCAGTCGGGCTTCACCCTGTTCGCCTCGTCGGCTCCTCCTCCTCCTCCACCACAGGACGAGGCCTACAGTGGTGGGCCGATCCTGCTCGTAGAGGGCAGGACTGGGCGCAACCGCCTGTGCAGTGACTACGACGAGCCCGGCCAGAAGTGCCGGATCTGGGCCCACACCAACCACCCGAAGAAAAAGACTGCGCCTCCGGCTATGACGGAAGGAAAGTCTTAGCGAGCTTGCCCGGGTGGTTCGCTGCCACACCTGGGCCAGATCACTTACTCGGCAGCTAACAAATGTGAGAGACTATGCGTAAATTATTGCTCTCTGCCGCCCTCGTCGGTCTCATGTCCGCCCCCGCGTTTGCAGGTTCGAGTCTGAGTATCGGCACGGGCTTTAACTTTGGTCACGTCCAGACCACCAATGGTGCGGCCACGACTGGGACGGCCGCGGCCGGCTCAATCGCGACCGGGACCAATACCAGCCTCGGGGCCGGCATTGCCGCCACGACCCCTGCGGGCAGCCTGACCTCTGCGGTGGGTGCCTCCGCGGGCCAGAGCAACTCCGCGAGTGGCGCGTTCAGCATCGGCAACGGTGCGGCGGCCGCAGGTGGAGTATCGAATAACGTGGGTGCTGGCCTGGGTATCGGCTTCACCAACGTACAGCCCTAACCGACGAGCGGCCGGAGCCCTCCTCACCCCCTGGCATCCGGTCACTCTAGGTTCAGAGGAGGTTCGTCCGTAGAGGGCGGACCTCTTCGGCGTACAGCGAGGGGGTGGTCTTCGTTCAAACCTAACTCAAACCAGGAGTTTCAACATGGCTAAAGGTATGCTGGCCTACATCATTCCGCTCGAGGACTCGGGCGGCGCGCCCACCCACCCGATCGCACCAGGAGGTCCACCCCCGGAGGTCTGGCCGGGTCCGGGCTATCCCGCCCACCCGATCGCACCGGGTGGCTCACCGGGCTATCCCGCCCACCCGATCGCACCGGGCGGTGGCCCATCCCACCCGATCGTCATTCCTCCGGACGCGATCGCACCGGGCGTGCCTGCCCACCCGATCTTCCTCCCGGTGTATCCCGGCCACCCAATCGTGATCCCTCCGGGCAGCCTCGGTGACGGCAAGCCTGAGCACCCGATCTATCTGCCGCCGAGTGTTTGGCCTGGGCCAGGCAAGCCTGAGCACCCGATTGTGATCCCGCCCGACTCGGTCGAGCCTGGAGTACCCAGCCATCCGATCGTGATTCCCCCGCCACCGCTGGGCATCTGGGGGCCGACTGACCCGCGGCCGAGCGTTCCGATCTTCCTTCCGCCGGACACCCCGGACGAGGAGCGGAAGAAGCTGATCACGTGGCACATCGGCTGGAGCGAGGACACCGGCTGGGTCGTAGTCGGCGTGCCTAACCTCGACCACCCCGTACCGTCAAAGTGAGTCGATAGATGGGCAGGAGAGGCATAGGCGCCATTCCGAAGGCGTCCACCCCCCCGCAGAGGGTGAACCCATGGGACAAGCCTGGCCTCTCCCGCGCCGAGCGGGTGATGGCATTCATCGAGGACCTCACGGTCACTAGTGGCGCCGACAGCGGGAAGAAGCTGCTCCTGAGGCCGTGGCAGAGGCGGTTCATCAGGAGCGTCTACCGGATCAACCAGCGGGACCTCCGCATGGTCCGCACGGCGCTCCTGAGCATGGCCCGCAAGAACGGCAAGACCCAACTGGCTGCCGCCCTTGCGCTCTGCCACCTATCTGGGCCAGAGGCTGAGAGCCGCGGCGAGGTGTACGCCTGCGCCAATGACCGGTTCCAGGCTGGCAAGATTTACAACGAGATGGAGGCGATCGTCATGCACCACCCGTGGCTGTGCGCCCGGGTGAACATCTCGTCCTTCACCAAGAGCATGACCGACGTGTACAACGGGACGATCTACTACACGCTTACATCGGAAGCTAAAACGAAAATGGGTTTGTCACCCAGTTTCGTTGTATATGACGAGTTAGGCCAGGCCAACTCTCGCGAGCTGTACGACGCCATGGACAGCGCGATGGGTGCCCGCAAGGAGCCGCTGATGCTGGTCATCTCTACGCAGGCGGCCGACAGCTACGCCCCGCTGTCCCACCTGATCGACTATGGGATCAAAGTGAACGCCGGAGAGATCAAGGACAACTCCTTCCACCTCACCCTGTACGCCGCGCCCGAGGACGCGGACCCGTGGGACGAGGACACCTGGGAGCTGGCCAACCCCGCGCTCGGTGACTTCAGGTCGAAGGAGGACGTGAAGCGGTTGGCCAACCAGGCCCAGCGGATGGCTACAAAGGAGAACGCGTTCCGCAACCTGATCCTGAACCAGCGAGTGGCCGCGGAGGCCAGGTTCATGGAGCCCTCAGCCTGGAAGGCCTGCGGCCAGGAGCCGCTAATTCCCCACGGCGCCAAGGTCTGGGCCGGGCTGGACATCGGCAGCACGAGGGACCTTACGGCGCTGGTGATCGCCTACTGCGACCAGAGTGGGGACTGGAACATCAAGTGCTGGGTGTGGGTGCCTGGCAACCTGCGGGACAAGGGCGAGGAGGACGGCGTGCCCTACGAGGTCTGGGAGCGACAGGGCCTGGTTATTGCCTCGGGGGTTGCGACAGACCCCCGAGCTGTGGCCAGGAAGATCGCCGAGGTCAACGGGGTCAACCCGATCCAGGGTCTCGCGTTCGACCGGTGGCGCATCCACGAGCTCAAGCGAGAGCTGGACGGGATCGGCTGCCGGGTGTCGCTGGTCGAGCACGGCCAGGGCTACAAGGACATGACCCCGGCGGTCGACTGCGTGGAGCGGTTGATCATCCAGGAGAAGATCCGCCACGGGCTGAACCCGGTGCTGACCTGGTGCGCCAACAACGCCGTGGTGGTCAAGGACCCAGCGGGTGGACGGAAGTTCGACAAGAGCAACACGAAGTATCGGTCCAGGATCGACGCCCTCGTGGCCATGGCTATGGCCCTGTCCGCCGGTGCCGTGAAGGAGCAGAAGAAGGTCGTCGATTTGGACACACTGATCGCATAGGAGGTCACGCATGAATGAGATGATCAAGCCGGCGCCACTGACCTTCCATAAGAGCGAGCCACCGCTCGACCTGCCCCGGGGCAATCTGTTCCGACGGATGCTGGCGGCCAGGGCCGTGGCCGTGGTCAAGCGACGGGCCGTCGATCTGGTGGCCGCGGAGATGTGGCCCAGCGACCGAGAGCTGGCCGCTGTGGTCAAGGCGGCCTCGGCTCCTGCCATGACCACGACGGTCGGGTGGGCGGCCGAGCTCGCCCACAAGGTGACCGCGGACATCGTCCAGGCGCTCGGCGCCTCGTCCGCCGGGGCTACGGTCTTGGGTCGCAGCCTGCTGCTCACCTGGAACGGCGCTGGGAGCCTCGGCGTGCCTGGGTTCGTGGCCTCTGCGGGCAGTGCGGGGTTTGTCGCGGAGGGTGATCCCATCCCGGTCCGCCAGTTCGCGGACACGAGCCAGACCCTGCTGCCCCACAAGCTGGCCTCGATCGTCGTGCTCACGCGGGAGATGGTCGAGAGCTCGAACGCAGAGGTGATCCTCGGGGACACGCTGGTCAGGTCGGCTGGTCTGGCCCTGGACGCGGTGCTGTTCGGAAACACCGCCGCAAGTGCGGCCGCCCCTGCGGGCATCCGCAATGGGATCACGGCGCTGACTCCGAGCGCCAACACGGACGCGTTCGGCGCCTTCTTCGAGGACATGGCCACCCTGCTCAACGGCGTCGGTCCGGTCGGAGGCAGCGGACCATTCTTCATCATCTCCTCGATCGGTCGCCTGGCCAGCGCCAGCGGGCGATACGGCAGCCTCAAGGCTGAGGGCACCGATGCGACGATCATCCCAGTGGCCTCTCCGGCGGTGGGCGCCGACGTGGTCGTGGTCGCACCCCAGGCCCTGGCCGCCGCGATCAGTCCTGCCCCGGACATGGAGACGGCCAGCACCGGCACCCTGCTGATGGACAGCGTGCCCACTGGGACCTTCGGGTCAACCGGGCCTGAGCGGAGCCTGTTCCAGAGTGAGAGCATCGCGCTGAAGATGAGGTGGCCAGTGTCCTGGGTGCTCCGCGACGTGCGGGGCGTGGCCTGGCTCACTCCGATATGGAAGTAGTGCGATGAATGGCTTCTTCGACGACGTGCCGGACATGGATCCGATCGTGTCCTGCGAGCAGACCTCCTATGGCTGGAGGGGATTGACCGGCTGTGGAGAGGTGTTCGAGGTCAGGGGTGGGGCGGGCGTGCCCGACTCCACCCTGGTATTTCACCAAGGTAGAGCGATCGGCAGGCGAAGGATCACCAACGAGCTGAGGGTGGACATCAATGACTACCTCCTCCACTTCAACCGAGTGGTTGAGCTGTACAAGCGCAACGAGCTATCGGACGCCCTCGTGGAAGCCGATCTGACCCTCCTGGCGGCCCCCACCCTGAGGGCCAAGTTCAACCGGGCCATGGTCCTGCTGGCGGCCGGTCGGTGGCGCGAGGGTCTGCACGAGTACTGGGAGTGTGAGCAAAGCAGACCGTTCATGAGACCCCAGGTCGAGCAGGCGCTCACCATGGGTCTGCGGCCGTGGAAGGGTGAGCCACTGACCGGGAAGCGGCTGCTCCTGATCCACGCCCATGGGTTCGGTGACAGCATCATGATGATGCGCTACGTGCGGGACATGCCCAAGACGATCATGGTCATGCCTCCCGAACTGCGCAAGATGGCCGAGCAGTGTGGGATCGTGGTCGCTGAGCCGATCGACTGCGACTTCTTCGCTCCGATCCTCCATTTGCTCTACATACTCAATATCACTCCGGACATAGTGTCTGGGGTGCCGTACCTCCGCCCGCCCATGCATACATCCAACAAGTGGCACATAGATTTGGGATCGAAGATGCGAAGGCGGATAGGTGTGGCCTGGTCCGTGGGAAAGCCCAGCGTCGGGGACTACCCCAGAGAGATTGAGCTCGACCTGCTGGCCCAGGCCCTCGGCGGTGACGCAGAGTTGCATAGCGTCCAGTCCCAGGGCTCCGACGAGGCCGCCGACCACGGGATCATCCCCCACAAGCTCGAGAGCTTCGCCGACTGCGCCGGGTTGATGATGGCCATGGATGAGATCGTCAGCGTGGACACGGCGGCGCTCCACCTCGCAGGAGCGATCGGCCATCCCAGAGTGACCGGACTTCTGTCTCATTGGTCGAGCTGGAGGTGGTGTGCAAGATGGTACGACAACGTCAAGCTCTGTCGCCAAGTCTCGGATGAAGACTGGCCCAGCGCTCTGGCCCAGCGTGACTGTGATGAGTATCACCGACATTGAGCGTGACAAGTACACCGAACTGTGGAGTGATGTGCCGGAATATCGTGAGTACTCTCCAGGTTTGGAGAACGTTGATCGCTTCCTCCAGGTGATGCACCCCCAAGCCAGGGCGTCATTGATCGACGTCGGCTGCGGCACGGGCGAGGCTGGTCTGAAGTTTGCTGAGTTTGGGTTTGATGTGAGCTGGCTCGACATCACTGCCGCTGGCCTGCACCCCGACGTCCCGCGCCGGCGGTTCATCGAGCAGGAGTTGTGGGGCGACTGGGCCAGGCGCCAGTGGCTCGGTTATGACTATGGCTTCTGCTGTGACGTGATGGAGCACGTGCCGCCCGAGTATACCATGCTGGCGTTAGATCGGATCATATCGGTGTGCCGCACCACGTGGCTCCAGATCGCGCTGGTGCCGGACCAGTTCGGACTGGTGATCGACCAGCCGCTGCACCTGACGGTGCGACCGTTCAGGTGGTGGCTCGACCATTTGCGCACCCTGGGTCACGTGATCGACGCGCGCGACCTGTGCGGCTCCGCGCTCTATGTGGTGGGTAAGCCATGAATGAGATACTCCACAAGGTGACGTTCAATCCGGAGGATGGTTGCAACGTCCCAGACGAGGTGATCATTGAGCAGGTCAAGGCCAACATCCGTCGGCAACTGCCCCAGGCGTACCCGCATGCACCGAATGAGGAGAGGGTCGCGTTGGTCTGCGGCGGTCCATCGCTGAGGACCACCGAGCGCGATCTGATCAATGCTTACTGGAACGGCGCCAAGGTCATCGCGCTGAATGGCTCCTACCAGTGGTGCATAGATCGCAACATCCGCCCGTCCTGCATGGTGATGCTGGATGCGCGGGAATTCAATGCTCGATTTGTTGCAACTCCAGTTGAGAAGTGTCGCTACCTGTTGGCTGCTCAGTGCCATCCAGTTGCGTTCGAACTCTGCAAGGATCGCGACGTTACGATCTGGCACTGCTGCTCGGGCGGCCAGCCAGAGATGGACCTGTTGAAACAGTATTACTTCAATCGATTCAATCCAATCACGGGTGGCACTACGGTCGCCATTCGTGCCATCCTGTTGCTGACCATGCTGGGCTTTCGCACATTCGATATATTCGGCCTGGACAGCTGCTGGATGGACGATGATCACCACGGTTACGCGCAGCCGGAGAACGACGATGACATGCGGCTCAAGACCTGGTTGCGCCCGGAGGGTCGGGAGGACTTGTGGTGCAGCTTCATGTGCGCACCGTGGATGATGAGGCAGGCGGTGGACTTCCAAGCATTAATTCATGAGCACGGTGATAAATTCCGACTCAATGTGCGAGGCAAAGGGCTGATTGCAGCGATCATGAGGATCGCTGCAGAGCTCGGAACGCAGGTGTCACCAGAGATAGGAGACTGACATGGCAGCGGGTGCGTGGACGTTCTACAACATCGCGAAGAAGAAACTGGCCGATGGCACGATGGACTTGGACACCAATACGTTTCGGATGAGTCTGTATACGTCGGCCTCAAACGCAGCAACCCTGACGCTCTCTACAAAGGGATCGGTGACTGGAGAGGTGACCGTAGCCAATGGATACTCGACCTCGGGTAAACCGATGACAGGTATCACCTGGGCCAATGGCGCATCAGCCAAGGTGTGGCGCTGGAACGCGGCGGCGCTGGTCTGGACGGCGGCGGCCGGCAGCATCGCCAACGTGAAGTTTGCAGTCATTCGCCAATCGTCTGGCACACCTGACAAGCTACTGTGCTTCTCTCAGCTCTCAACTGCTCAATTCTCCATCACGTCCGGTAACACGCTCACGATCACGCCGAGCGCTAACGGCATCTTCGAACTGACTTGAACCTGAGGGTCCGTCCATGGATGGCCAATTCTACGTTGATACTCGCGCGCCCCACATCAGTGCAGACGTGGCCGCGGTCACACTGGCGGCCACCAACAAGGCGCTGCTGCCGATAGCCAATCTGCCGATCCTGGGATCGAACTATTTTAGCTACGTCGGCAAGGCCGTGCGCATGAGGATATTTGGTCGCATGACGACGGGAATTACGCCTGGCAACGGGACCTTCAATATGTATTGGGGCTCCGGTGTGGACGCCACCGGCACCATCGTTGGATCCTCTGCCGCGTTCGCGCTGACTCCGTCGCAGACCAATTTGAGCTGGAACATGGAGCTTATGGTGCGGTGCAGGGCGCTGGGAGCGACCGGCTCGCTGCTGGTGATGGGTCTGTTCTCCGCGAACGTCGCGGTGGTGGCCAGCACGCTGCAGCCGGTGATGATCCCGGCCTCCGTGCCCGCACCGGTCACGGTGGATTTGACTGCGGCCAACGTGCTCAGTCCTCAGTTCTTGCGATCTGGCTCTACCGTAGAGACAATGCAGGTTCACGACTTCACATTCGAGGCGCTGAACTGATGGCCATCTACGTCTATCATAACACGACTGGCGAGTTGGTTTCGTGGTGTCCGAGCGACACTGATCCGGTCGCGGATGATGCGACGCTTGCCGCAAATGGTCTTGCTAAGGTCTCTGGTCTGCCGCCGCTTGGTCCGACCGTGGCGTGGGACGCGTCGACGCGTACGACGGTCACGGTTACTGCGCCAACGCTCGCGAATGTCCTTGTGACTTTCGACTTCATCATGGCATTTACAGCTGCGGAGTTGGCTGGGATTCGAGCTAGCACGGACAACAACGTTGCCCAGTTCTTGTTCGCAATGCAGGTGACCCAGGGACTCAATCTGAACCACAGTACGATTAAGAACTCCTTGCAGTACCTCGTCAACCATTCGTTGCTGACCCAGGCCAGAGCGAACGCAATTCTTGCTACGATGAGCAGTGGAGCTGGACAGTAGCGATGCCTGGCGGATTTCCTTCAATTCTAGACATCTGCAATGCAACTGATGTCGGCACAAACGCTGCGGCAACGCTAGGGACTGCTATCACCTCTTCGGCCACTCCTAACACAAAGGGCGCCTATACCCAGCTTATCGCATCCACTCCATTCGACACTTGCTGGGTTGAGTTCTCGATCTTCTGTGATCTTAACGGCTATAGTCTGGTGAACTCTGGTGTGGATATAGCTATCGGAGGTGCTGGTTCGGAGCAGGTTGTCATCTCCAATATTCTCACAGGTCCTCCTTATAACCAGAATCAAATAGTACGTGTGGCGTTCCCGCTGGTAATACTTCAAGGCACGCGAATTTCTGCTCGATCTCAATCATCGTCAGCGTCATTTCCACAAAATTTTGTGCAAATTAAATTGTTTGACGGTGGGTTCTCCCAGGTGGAAGGATTTTCTGGCGTAGATGATATCGGTTTTGTTTCGGCTACCAGTTACGGAACATTGTTGACGCCGAATGCTACCGCCAACGTGATGGGATCATATGCTCAACTGACAGCATCGACCGCGAGGGACTATGCTGGAATTTTTGCAGTCTTTGACAACGGTCAACAAAATGTAGGGAATCCATGTGATTTTCTGATCGATGTCGCCATCGGTGCTGGAGGCTCAGAACAGATAATACTACCGTTCACTTCTCATATCTTGGGAACTTACATCGGAAATTACAACGCCATCCCCCTAGCATCCAATACCAGTTTTTGCCCAATTAGTGTCCCCGTTGGCACTCGCATCGCAGCTAGATGCCAGTCCGTTAGAGCTGCGATTGGTGGTCCCGGCATAGCAGTATACGGAGTGTATTGATGGCGTGGACGGTCGATAACTCCGGCTCTCAGACGGCTACGATTGGCACTGAGCACATACTGGATAGTCCGACGGCGGCGGCGACCTACGTGTTCGGCGTCGACACCGTCAACCTCGCGCTCGGCGATCTGGTCGAGCTGCGCGTCTACGACATGATTGATGGAGTGAACTATCGTCAGTGCTGGAAGGGCACCTATCAGCATACGCAGGTCAACAATGGTAAGAAGTCGCCGCCGATCGATGTGACGACCCAAGCCAAGTTCACCCTGAAGCAAACCACTGGTACTGGTCGCGCCTTCCCGTGGAGTGTTAGGAGAATTTGATTGAATGTACTATGTCTACAGTTTGCTCAAGGAGTTGCCGGTTGGAGTCGCGGCTCCAGCTTTGGCGCAGCCTTCGTTCTACACTCCTCGCAAGTTAGGCGGTGGCCCACAACTTAGGCCATACCCGATCGTTCAAGGCTCCATTCTCGCCGCCGTTGACACACCAGAATCGCCTTCTGCTTATGAACTTACGCTAACCACTACTGCTCCTTCAGTAGTTACCACCGCTAATTCCAGCATCTCGCCTGCCACTTATGAGATGCTCCTCAGCGAGACCGCTCCATCGGTCGCGACCACTAACAACTTTGCCATTTCTCCGTCGGCCAATGAGCTCGCACTAAATACCTCCGCGCCGTCGGTCACCGTAGCCGCCAACGTTGCCATCTCTCCGCCGAGTGTGGCGCTCAGTCTGAGTGAGACAGCTCCGACAGTTCTGCTCTCGAACAATCTCAATATCTCGCTCGCAAGCTACGCGCTCAGTCTTACCGAGACCGCGCCCTCGGTCACTACAACTGCCAACGTTGCTATTGTTCCGCCGAGCGTGGCGTTGAGCCTGAGTGAGACGGCTCCAAGCGTCCTGCTCTCGAACAATGTCAATATCTCTCCGGCCAGTCGCGCGCTGGTCTTGAGTGAGACGGCGCCGATTGTCTCGGCCGGAGCTAGCGTCTCGATCAGTCCGCCGAGCGCGGCTCTGGTTCTTAGTGAGACTTCGCCGAGCGTTCTAGTCAGTGCTAATATTTCGGTCAGTCCTCCGTCGGTCGGATTGACTCTGACTGAGACTGCTCCGAGCTCCGTTGTCAATATTGCGATCAGTCCTCCATCGGTCGGCTTGGTGCTGACCGAGACCGCACCGATCGTCTCAACTCCGGTTGGGGTCAGTCCGCCCAAGGCAACTCTTACGCTGTCCGAGACGGCGCCGAGTCTCGCGCTCACAGCTAACGTATCTTCGATACCACCTCAATATGAGATGGTGCTGACCACCAGTGCTCCGGGCGTTCAGTCGAGCGCCTCGGTCAGTATCGTTCCTCCGCGGGTCAATCTGACCTTGACGGAGACCGCGCCTAGTCTCGCGGTCAGTGCTAATGTTGCGGTCAGTCCTCCGTCGGTCGGATTGGCGCTAACGGAAACCGCTCCGAGCCTCGCGCTCACCGCTAACGTATCTATAGCACCATCTCAATATGAGATGGTGCTGACCTCCAGTGCTCCTGGCGTTCAATCGAGCGCCTCGATCAGCATCGTTCCGCCGAAGGCTAGCCTGGCCTTGACGGAGATCGCGCCGACCGTGGCGCTGTCCGCCAACGTCGTGCTGATAGTGCCAAAGTCAGACCTGGTGCTGGCTGAGACTGCTCCGGTTGTCTCGCTGTCGGTGAACTGGTCGATCGTGCCAGCTAAGGCCAGCCTGACGCTGACTGAGACGGCGCCCTCGGTGCTGTCCGGTCTGGTCATTGCTCCGGCGAGAGTGAACATAACGCTCTCCTCGCTGCCGCCAGTCATAGCACAGACGGCCGGCGTGTTCGTCAATCCGCCTGCCGGCGGCCTGACACTCGCTCCGTCTGCGCCGGTCCTGGTTGGGAACATCAATCGGGTCGCCTCGTCGGCCGAGATGGTGCTGGTCGGACACGCTCCAGCCACTAGCTTAGGCAGTGGGATCAGGCCGTCGGCTGGCCAGCTCATGCTGGTTGAGTCGGCCCCGATCGTAGTCAGAACGGTCGGCCTGTTCGCCGAGGCGTTCGGTGGTCACTTCGTAGCTCAGATCAAATCGCCGCCGGAGTTTGTGGCGCAAGAGACAGCTCCGGCGGCTTTGATTGCACGGGCATCCGCAGCTGTTACGTTGTTTGGGCTGAAGCCATCTCCTCCGTCCTTTAAGGGACAGAAGTCACCTCCTCCTGGTTTTACTGGACAGATGCCATGACGGTTCACTTGGTAGCGGGCGATGACTGGAAGCTGCAATTCACGTTGCTCAATCCAGACGGCACCGCGTTCGACCTCTCTGGCTCGCCCCAGATCCTATGGACGATGCTGACTGGTGGCCATCGAGTCATCCAGTCGGCAGAGGTCAGCATCCAGGTGACGAACGCTCTCCAGGGCCAATTGAACGTGCTGGTTCCGGCAAATGTGACGACGCGTCTGATCACTGCGGCCTACACCCACGCCCTGCGCGTGATCTATGCTGGCGTGTCGGCCACGCCATTCATTGGGGGATACATCTTCGTCTCGGCTGATCCGTGGGGAACAGCGGCGTCTCAAGTCACGGTATTGGTTGGTCGCAGTCGTACTCCTCGCCTATTATTGGAGCGATCGGCCCAGGTGCCTCTGATTGAACCAGAGAGGAGATTAGATCATGTTGAAGAAGCTCAAGGACAAGCAGGTCCCTGATCCAGGCGACTACGAGGATGATGAGCAGGATGAGTTCATGTCCGACTGCATCGATGAGCTAGGCAACGAGGACGTCTGCCAGACGCTCTGGGAGGACCGCGGCGCCGGCGGGGTAAAATACAAGACCCACGCCTCGCAGGTCAGCGGGATGGAGTTCATCCTCTCGGACGAGACGCCCGATCGGATGGACGACGTCATCCTGTCCGACGGGTGGGACCTCCGAGAGTTCAAGAAGAACCCGATCGCGCTGTTTGGCCACAACAGCGCATTTCCGATTGGGAAGTGGGCGAACGTCCGCGTAGAGAACAAGCAGCTGCGTGGTCACCTCGAGCTGGCCAAGGAGGGGACCAGTCCGAGGATCGACGAGATCAGGCGACTGATCGAGGCAGGCATCCTCCGCGCGGTCTCCGTCGGCTTCAGGCCGAAGGAGAGGAACGATCGAGAAGGAACCGACTGGGGCAGCGTCTACACCAAGTGCGAGCTGATCGAGACCAGCGTGGTCGCCGTACCGGCAAACCCAAACGCACTTGCTGTAGCGAAGTCCCTGGGTATCTCGTCTGAGACGATCGACATGGTATTCGCCGGGCAAGGCAAAAGAGACCATACGATCAGGAAGACGATCAACGGCGGGCACGCCAAGTCACATCGAAATGAAAGGGTTAGACCCATGTCTAGCTTGGCCCAACGCATCATTGACTTGGAGGCCCAGATCACCTCCCGGCGTGATGCTCTTCAAAACCACATCGACCATATGGACGACAGCAACGTAAGTGACACCGACCTGGAGATCGCCGGCAAGTTCAGGGACGATCTCGTCCAGCTCGAGCGGACCCGCGAGGCTCTCATCGATAGTGAGAAGCTGTTGGCTAGATCCACGGAGCCAGTTCGCAACGGGAGGTCGCTAGTCCCCTCCTCCGTTGGAGAGCGAGTGCAGGCTCCGACGGTGATCCACAACCGGACGAAGGAGTTCGATCCGCTCGATCTGTTCGTCAAGGCTGGCACTCTGGCCTACTTCTCCAAGGGCTGGGGGAGCAGCCTCGAGGATACTCGAGCCAAGATCGCAGCCCGCTATCCGGACTACAAGGATGACGCGGTCAAGCTGATTGCCGACATAGTGCTCCGCTCGGCCTCAGCCCCAGCGATGACCAACGTAGCCGGTTGGGCCCAGGAGCTCGTCCAGACCACGTTTGCTCCGCTGATGCCGCTCCTAATGCCCAAGGCGATCCTCACTCGGCTCGCGCCGAAGGGACTGGCTCTGAGCTTTGGGCAGACCGGCAAGATTGTCATCCCAACTCGCTCTCGCACGCCCAGCCTGGCTGGGTCGTTCGTGGGTGAGGGTCTGGCCATCCCGGTCAGGCAGGGTGCGTTCACCTCGCAAACCCTGACGCCAAAGAAGATGGCAGTCATCACGACCTGGACGAAGGAGATGGATGAGCACTCCATCCCGGCGATCGAGGGTCTCCTGAGAGAAGCCATCCAGACGGACACGAGCGTGGCGATCGACACTGTGTTGATCGACGCGAACCCCGCAACCACGATCAGGCCAGCCGGCCTGCTCAATGGCGTGACTGTTACCACGGCGACCGCCGGTGGCGGCATCACTGGCTTGGTTGGAGACATCGTAGCTCTGATCAATTCCATTAGCACGGCCACCTACGGCAACGTGCGGAATTTGGTCTGGTTGGTCAACCAGACGGACATGCTCCGTGCGTCTCTGCTCTCGGCCGCTAATACCGGCATCTTCCCGTTCCGCGATGAAATTCGCGGTGGTACCTTGGCCACCATCCCGTTCATCGATGCAGCTACGGTTCCGGCAAAGACGATGATCTTGGTGGACGCGGCCGACTTCGTGGTCGTCGGTGGTGACGCTCCGAGAATGGAGATGAGCGACCAGGCCACGCTGCACATGGAGGACACCAGCCCGACCGACCTGGTTGCTGGCTCTCCGGGCGTCGTTGCGACTCCGCAGCGCTCGCTGTTCCAGACCGACTCGCTAGCCCTGAGGATGGTGCTGCCGCTGAACTGGTTGCAGCGCCGGGCAGGTACGGTGGCTTGGACCCAAAACGTCACTTGGTAGTTATAGAGTTGCAGAACCCGCCAGCCCCGCTGGGAGTTACGGGGAACGCAAGAGTAGCCTAGCCCGCGATCCGATGACTCCGGGGAGGCTAGGCGCTCACATCTATGAGGAAAGGACTTTAGAAATGACGACCAAATACGCAGACGACCCCGCGACTGAGAACGCCAAGAAGGTTCTCGCCGAGGAGCAGAAGGCCACCGAGAAGTCTCGGGCCGATTTCGCCTCACGCTCGAAGGGCAAGCCGACGCCCACCCAGGAGGAGCTCAATATGTCCGCCCTGGGTGCTCACATCCTCGAGCACGAAGAGGATGGGAGCGATCCTGATCAAAATGTCCAGACCAGACATATGGAGGCCGGCTCCTCATCCTCGAGGACGTATTCGACCAGACAGCAACACGCTAAGTCTGAGTAGCCATGCCAGGATTGATCGCCAGGTTCAAGTCGGTCCTAAAGGCCGTTGAGGGCAGCTACCGTCCCGGGCCATACTATCTTCCCATTACGGGAGGCTGGTTGCCTGCGAACGCGGCGATCAACTGGTGGCAGCAGGGCTATGATCCCCTGTTCATGACGACCTGCTCGGCCATGGTTGAGGCTTGCGTCTCAGCCTACGCCCAGACGATCGCTATGTGCCCAGGGGACCATTGGAGACTAAACACCAAGGGCGGGCGAGACAGGGTGAAGAACTCTGCGCTCGCTCGCATCTTGCGACATCCAAATGACTACCAATCGATCAGCGACTTCCTGCTAAACATAGTCCGCCAGCTCTATTTGACCGGCAACGCATATGCACTGGCGCTCCGCAATGATCGCTATGAGGTCGACGAGCTCCACCCAATGCACCCAGAGATGTCCTATCCTCGCTTAGCTGAGACCGGCGACATATTCTATTGGCTGGCCGGAAATGACGTGGTGGCCAAGAGGTTCAGGGAGGAGTATCTCGTCGTGCCCATGCGTGACGTGCTCCACATCAAGCTCCACGTGAACCGTCGCTTCCCAAATCCTCTGGTTGGTGAGAGCCCGATCTTGGCGGCCTATGGAGACATGGCGGTTGCTGGAGCGATCTCGAAGCAACAGCAGGCGTTTTACATGAATGAGGCCAGGCCGTCTGCGGTTCTGTCCACCGACCTCGTGTTGGACAAGGACCAGGTCCAGTCCCTTCGGGACAAATGGAATGAACAGGTCCAGGGCGTCCACCAGGGCGGAACGCCGATCTTGACCGCGGGATTGAAGGTCCAGCCGTGGGCCTTTGGAGGCAAGGACGCCGCGACGGCTGAGATGATGAAGCTGACCAATGAGCACATCGCATTGGCCTTTCGAGTACCGCTCCAGATCTTGGGACTCGGTGGAGCGGCGTACTCTTCCACCGAGCTATTAATGCAGAGCTGGATTGCCTCTGGTCTAGGGTTCGCGCTCAACCACGTCGAGGAGGCACTCGGCCTGCTCTTTCAGCTCAAGGGCCAGCCGGATGAGTACGTTGAGTTTGACACGGCCGCTTTGCTCAGGTCCGCATTTAAGGATCGCATTGAAGGATTGGCACGTGGTGTTATAAGTGGCATCTACGCGCCCAATGAGGCTCGCAACACTGAGAGTTTGCCGGACGTCAAGTTCGGAGATGAGCCAAGAGTGCAGCAACAAGTCGTTCCACTGAGTGCGGCTGGAGCAATCCCTGCGGCCCCTCCGGCTCCTCCGGCTCCGGGTCCTCCTGGTCCGGCAAAGCCGCCTGCGGAGGACGCCAAGCCAACTCCACCCGGGAAGGGTAACCAAGATGATATCCAACGGGAAGTCAGAAACCTTCTCCGGCTCACTGAGCGAGTTGGACAGCGGCGAAGAAACTCTGCTTGATGTGTGGCGCATAGCTCTTGCGGAGATACTCGATCGCAAGGATGCTGAATGGGAGCGCCACTGCAAGTTGATGGAGGCCCAGTCGAGCGCGATCATATCCAGATTAGAGACTCAGGTTGCCACGCTCAATGAGCGGATCAACTCCAGGCTCGCTGAGCTCAAAGATGGAAGGGATGGTGAGCCAGGCCCGGCTGGACCTCCAGGAGCGATGGGCCCAGCAGGCCCTCAAGGTGAGAGGGGAGAACCAGGTGAGCGTGGAGAGATGGGTGGCCAGGGAGTGCCTGGGGAGAAGGGCGACCGTGGTGACCAGGGCGAGCGAGGCGTCTCCGGAGAAAAGGGTGAGCGCGGTGACCAGGGAGAACGTGGAGAGCAAGGCTCGCAAGGTTCTCCTGGAGAAGCTGGGATCAATGGAGGTCCAGGTGAGAGGGGCGACCCAGGACCTGGCGGTCCAGCCGGCGAGCTCGGTCCAGTAGGGCCAACTGGAGATCGAGGCGAGAAGGGCGATCCCGGCGTTCAAGGCGAGTGTGGTGAGCGAGGTGAACAGGGCATTGGAGGAAGAGATGGCACGCAAGGTGAAAAGGGCGAGAAGGGCGAGCAAGGCATTGACGGAATACAAGGACAGAGAGGTGAGAAGGACGAGCAGGGTCTCACAGGTAAGGACGGCCAAGCCGGTAAGGATGGCGCGCCGGGGTCAATGAGAGAGGTCCGAAGGTTCGCAGAGAGTCGGGTGAACTACCACGGTGAGGTCGTCACGCACAAGGGCGGTACGTACCAGGCCCAGTGTGACACGGTCCACGCCCCTCCACACGACGATTGGATCTGTCTGGCCGCCGCTGGCGCCAACGCCGCAGTACCATTGATCAAGGGTACGTGGAGAGATGACGCCGTCTACAGCTTCTTGAACATCGCGGCACTCAACGGTTCGAGCTTCATCGCCAAGTGTGACGACCCAGGGCCGTGTCCGGGAGACGGTTGGCAGTTGATCGCCAGCGCTGGAAAGCCAGGCAAGCCAGGGCCGAGGGGTGAACAGGGAGAGCGTGGCTTGAGCGGAGGTCCCGGCGCTCCAGGCAGGGACGCCCCCACTATCAAGTCATGGAAGTTGAACAGGCAGACCTATACGATCACTCCGGTCTTGTCCAATGGAATAGAGGTCGAGCCGGTGTGCATCAGATCACTCTTCGAACAATACAATGAGGAGATTAATCATCGTGGCTGACCGGGTCATCAAGATCATTACTCCGGCGGACAACTATGACCTGATCGCGCTGGATGACTTGAAGGTGCTGATTGGCATTAATCCTACCGATACCAGTCAGGATGAGGTGCTCCAGGCCTACATCACCCAGTACTCCGACGTGATCGCTACCGTCTGCAACAGGGTGTTCGCCTACGAGGAGGTCAGTGAGATCTGGAGGTGTGTGAACTACGACAATACGAACTCCATGACCAGGTTGTTTGTGAGCCACTATCCCATCGATCTTGAGGCCACGCTGACCCTGGAGAGCCCAACTGGATCTGTGCTCGACCCATCTACCTATGAGGTGGAGGAGAAGTCTGGAAAGATTGAGCTCCTGGCCACCAATAGTGAGCCGATCAAGGTGACCTACTCTGGAGGCTATGATCTGCCGGATGAGACACCACCGGCGCTGAAGCAGGCGGCCGCCTTGATGGTGCGGGAGGGTCAGGCCCTGATGAACAGGCTGGCCGTGATCGGGATACGAAGCATATCCCACAAGGACAGCCGCGTGATGTACTATGACGCCACCCAACAGGGTAAGGGTCTGACGATCCAAGGGATCATCGGAGGAGCGACCAACAATCTACTCATGCACTACGTGAGGCTTGAGGTCTGATGCTGGAAATCTCGCTAGACGTCAGTGGCTTGGTTGAGCGCCAGGAGGCGATGGCCAAGAAGCTTGAGGAGTTTCCCAAGCAGCACATGACTGTGGAGCTGACCGCCTGGCAGACTGAGGACATGCGACGTCGCTTTCCGAACACTAAGATGCCGGATGAGCACACGGTAGAGACCGACATCTGGCCTAGCTCGAGGATGGCGAGGGTGGTCGAGCGAGACCAAAAGAAGATCAACGCCATCTTGAGAGCTCGCAAGACGGCCAATCGACCTCGGCTCGGCGTGATCAGGACCCACACGAACAGGCCTATTCTGAGACCTGAGCTCTACGAGAAGTTGGTCGCGAGAATGGATGAATTGATGGTGAAGGAGCTGTCATGGCGGTAAACTTCTCTACGCTCATCTATATGCCGACCCAAGATGTGTTTGGCCGCCCAGTGACCTTTGCGTCCACGCTGGGCAACTCCTACTCTGGGATCAACAGAGGCATCTACGACAGTCGCACCTTGAACGTGATGCTTGAGGACGGGAGCATCTTCTCCGACCAGCAGACCATCTTGGACATCAGGGCCAGTGAGTTCTCGGTCTTGCCGGTGCAGGGAGATACCATAGACATTCCGGCTGAGTCAGTCTCCGGTCTGCCAGCCGTGGGTAGTTTTGAGATAACCAACGTGTTTCACAACGGCGGCGGTGAGGTCACGCTCGAGCTGAAGGTGCTCGTGTGATGGTGATCAGTCCGGCCAGGGGTCTGCTCGCTCTGGGTGCAACGGCCCCTGACGTCGAGGTACTGGGTATCGTCGAGAACCAGAGCTTCGCCGTCGATATTCGTGACGCGATGTTCGACGTGGTGACTGCCAGTCCACATTTCGCTGGCTACACGTTCCGCAAGACCAAGATGATGCCGGTGCAGGCCGATCTACTGCCGTTTCTCGGTGTCTATGTCATAGATGAGATCATGGTGCCGGACGGTGACGCCAACGCTGGGTGCATCAGGTTCAACCACACCTCTCGGATTGGTTTCTCGGTGATCCAGGCCAACAGTGACCCAGATGCGCTGGAGCACGGCATCGACACTGCGTACCTCAGGTTGATGGGCGTGCTGTGGACCGACATCAAGCTGATGAACGTTCTGCACAACAACAACCCTGAGGGAGTTGGCATTGAGAGTGTCCTCAGGGGAACTAGACGCCACGTGTTCGGGAACGCTGGGCTCAACAACGAGACGCCGATAGGCGAGCTCCAGTATGAGGTGAACTGCTTCTCCCGAAGCGAGTGGTACCCTGACATAACGGACATGTTGAATGAGATAGATGTGACCACCGGCGTGAAGGCTGGAGATACCCAGACGGAGATGAACCAACGCCAGCAGGTCTCGGTCAAGTACATGCTTGACACGTTGCGAGCAGCAAGGAGGAGTTAGAGGTCATGGTCAAAATAAATCCGAGAATAGTGAGAGGTGATCGACAAAATTCTGGTCAGACGACCAGGCCATCTGTCCCGGGTGTGCGCGTCATGCCGGCAGACGATGACATGAGGAGGTTGCTCAGGC